CTGCGAGCGCGACTGGTTGCCGTACGACAGCGCCTGGTCGGCCACGCCGCGCTTGGCCGTGTCGTATGCCTGCTGCAGCTCGCCCTCGCGCGTGGCCCGGTTCGACGAATCCAGGCCGCCGTCACGGGCGAGCGCGAAGGTCAGCGCCTTCTTGGCCTTGCCGTATTGCTCCTCGAGCTGCGGCGTGGCGTAGTCGTTGAACGCCTGCGTCCGGCCGTTGAAGTAGTCGTCGTTGAACTGGCCGTCGAAGGTCGAGTTGATCGCGCTCGTGCCCTGCGTGACGCGCTGCTGGCGCAGGCCCTCGTCCAAGCGCGCCAGGTTCGCCTGCTTGTTGCTCGGGGGCGTGAAAAGCTGCGTCACGGCTGCCTCGTCTTTCGTAAAACGGACCCGACATCGGTGAAGCCGAACCGCCTGATGTACCGCGCTGTCGATTGCTGCCTACGGCCACTCGCGACATTAACATACATCTCGTCCGCGCCAAGTCGCTCGGCCCACTGGACAAGATGTCGGACCAGGCTGGCCGCGGCGTCGGACCCGCGGAACTCCGGCCGGACGAACACGACGCGCTGCTCGACGACGAGCGCGGTCGAGAAGTCGCTGTTCCCCCACGCCACGACCTGAAAGCCGATGACCTGCCGGGCCGGAGTCTCGACCACGAAGTAGACCGGCGCCTGGTCGGCGAGCGAGCGCCGGAAGCTCTCCCGCGTGCGGATCGGGCTGAAGTCGAGATGCGGGAACGTCTCCGGGACGGCGACGGCCGCCATCTCGACGATTGCGGCCTCGTCGCCGGCGGTTGCGGGGCGGACGTCCATCAGCGGGTCCACGCGAATTGCAGGAAGGTCTCGCCCGCCCGGCCGAAGCCTTTCAGCTCGGCCTCGCGTCGCAGCCCGAGCATCTCAATCCAGCGGTGCGCGTCACGGTGCTCGACGTGGCTCACGCACTCGATCCGGTGTGCGCCGGCGGCCTTCACCTCCGGGAACAGGACGCGCGTGATGAACCGGGTCAGCCCGAGCGCCGCAGCGGGGAAGCCGTCGGTAGCGAAGAACAGCAGCGTCACGACGTTCGGCCGGTGCTGCATGCACCCGCCGACCGCGACGGCCTCACCGTCGACCCGGGCGGCGATCAGCTCGACCGACTGCCCGAAGCGCTTCACCAGCTGCTCGGCGAGCTCGGCCCGGTCGGCGGCGTGCGACACCGCCAGGAACTCCTGCACGTCGCGCTCGCGCATGCGGTGTGCGACCTGGACGACGTCCGTGTAATCGGCCGCCTCAAGTCTTAGCATCGGGCGCGTCTCCGGCGTACTGGATCACGGCGGCTGCGAGCTTGTGCGGGCCGACGCCGCGGCTGCGGAAACGCAGGTTGAAGTGCGTCGACTGCCCGCTCGCCGGGATGCGGTTGCGCCGGAACGTCGTCTCGAAGACCTGCCCGATCTCGTCCTCGGCGGTCAGATTGGTCGGCTCCATGCCGATGCTGACGTCCCAGCGACCGGAGACCGCCGCGTCAACCCCCTCCAGGGTCTTCACCGTCGTCGGCTTGCTCGCGTCGAGGTAGGGTAGCCACGCCTCGGCTACGGTCGCGTCGTACACCGGAGCCGCCCCGAGGCCGCCATACACATAGATCGAATTTGCGGTGCGGACGTAGACGCGGCGCTGGAAAACGCCCGCATCCATGATGTCGAAGCCCGGCTGATAGGTCGACCATGCGCTGACTTTTGCCCCCGCGAAGAACGAGAAGACGAAAACGGTGTCCTTGACGATGAGCCAGAACCGGCCGTCGCGCGGCTCGATCAAGCCGATGATGCGGCTGCGCTCGCCCGGGCCGAGTGACGCGAGCTTCGCCGTGATGAGGCTGTCGATCGGCACGCCGACGTCGGAAGTCGAGGCCGCGTTCGAGCTGTCGCGGGCGCGCAGGGAGCGCACGCCGCTCTCGTCGAGGTAGAAAATGTCGTTGTCGCCGAACTGCGTCACGCTGCGCGGGCTCGCCGTTCCGGTGTTGCGCAGGGTCTGCGACGACTTGTTGAGCGACGGGTCTGGGTCGACGTACTGGATCTTGGTGACGCGCTCGGCGAACACCGCGACGAACTGCTGGTACTCCGCGACGGCGTAGAGCTGCTCGAGGCCCGAGGCCTGCGCCGAAAAGTCGATGAACCCGGCGCCCGTCGTGTCGGTCGACCACTTCGTCGGCGCGCCGATGCCCGAGAAGTGCAGGTTCGGCCCGGACGTCGAGTAGACCTTCGTCCCGATCGTCCGGACGAAGTCGCCCGGGATCAGAAGCTGGCCGCTGCTCGTCGCGCCCTGCATCGTGGTCGAGCCAGGGGTGATCGTCAGGTTGCCGGACGTGAGCGAGTTGACGGGTAGCCCGTTCTGCGCGGCGTCGGCCGTGGCCGACAGGATGTTGACCGTGGCGCCGTTGGCGCTGGCGCTGTAGTCCGGCGACGTGACGGCCGTGTTGATGGCCTGCGCGATGGCGGCGGCTGTGGCCTCGTTGCCGCCGGCGTACGCCACCGGACCCGGAATGATCGCTGTGGAGCCGACGGTGAGGCTCTCTAGCCGCGAGACGACACCGTTGCGCCCGCCGGTGAAGGTGACGCCGTTGCCGACGGTGAAATTGCCGGTCGTGACGACGCTGATCGGCTGCCCATTCACCGCGGCGCCGGGCGTGACGGCTTTCACCGTGACGCGCACGCCGCTGGCCGTCGCCGTGTAGTCGGGCGCCGAGCTGAAGGCGTTGATCGCCGCTGCGACGGCCGTCGCCGTCGTGACGTTGTTGCCGGTGTGCTGGATCGGCGCTCCGATGATCGGCACGCCGGCGACGGTGATCGAACTGATCGTGTCGGTCGGCTGGTCCGCGACGGGCGGGTCCGGCGCCGCGGCCCCGCCGAGAACGTCGGCGTAGGCCGACGCTTGCGTCGCTGTCTGATCGCCGCTGCCGCCGACCGTGACCGACGCCCGGGCGCGGCCGTCGAACCAGTCTTCGACCCGGACGCCGTCGTAGAAGTGGAATCGGCTGCCGTCCGAGAACACGCCCACGGCGTAGAGCTTGCCGGCGTACAGGTCGGTCGACGGCACGCTGGCGAGCGCCAGGCCATCGGGGTGCTGCAGGCGCTGGTAGGTGACGCCGGCCGGCAACACCGGGGGCGCGGCGCTGCCGAACACGACCGGACCGGTCAGGCTGAACGCGAGCCCGATCGTGCCGGCCGGGAGATCGTGGGTCTTCACGAAGGCTGCGCGCTGCTCGAACTCGCCGCCCCGGGTGATGTGGCCGTCGCGCGCCTTGATGAGCACGCCGCCGACCGTCGTCTCCGGCAAGCGCCGGGTGTCGAGGCCGCCGGTGAACTCTTGGACCCATATCGTGCTCATGAGCGACTTTGGCTTTTCGCGGTTTGCGGTTCTTCACTGACCGGCTCGGGCGGGGCGATCTCGGCCAGTTTCGCCTGAAGCTGGGCGTTCTTTTCCCGCTCGGCCTCCAGTTCGACTTCGAAACTGAGACGGGCAAAGGATTGAGCGCCGAGTTCGAACACGAGACGATCTTGGAGCGTGCGGAGTAGAATCACGGTTCGCCTTTCCGTCAGCCTGCGATCATGAGACCTTTGAAACCGGCCGGGATCGGGCCAGGGGCGCAGAGCTGCACGTTCTGGCCCATGAAGTTGATGTTGTTGGACGCAACGAGGTTCGTGCAGGACACACCGGGACTCGTGATCGAAGATGCCGCGTTGATCGTCTGAGTGGACAGGCTCGTCGCCGCCGCGGCCCCGTTAACGGTCAAGTTGCCGCCTACACCCACGTTGCTCGAAAAGTTGCCCGTGGCGGCGCTCAAGGTTGTGACGGACGTCGTGCCGTTGGGGGCGAGCGACACGAGAGCGCCGCCGCCCGGCGCCACGATGACGTTGCCGCCGGCATCGGTCGATATCTTGCCTTCGCGCACGTTTCCGCTGCTGTCGCGCGAGCGCATGACGAGAGGCGCCGATCCGACCGCGCCGTTGCCAGGCTGTAAGCCCGCCATGAACGCCGCGACCGCGCCACCGTCCTGCGTGCGAAAACCCTCCTTGAACGGGATTTGATTGAACGCCCCCGCGTAGCCGACGTAGTGGGCGCAGAGCAGACCGTTGGTCATCACCTCGCAGTTGCCAGTGGTCCAAGTCCCGCGAATGTTGACGTTGTTCGGGATGCCCCCTGAAGCCGTCCGCTCGCACGCGACGTCGATCTCGATACCGTAGAGCTCGACGTTCTCCAGCCCCTTGTTCGGCTCGTTCGGGATGAGCGTCGGCTTGTTGGTGACGACGAAGTTGGCGCCGAACACCTGGGACACCCGGCCGGGTGCCGCGTTCGCCATGGCGGCGCCGAAGATTCCGAGCGCGCCCATGTTCGGGTCGGCCGTACGGGCGATGCCGGCGACGGCACAGGCGTGAATGCCGGACGGGTTCGCGTTCGAGTACGGGAGATCCACGGTCGCGAGGATCACGTCGGTGACGCCGACGGTGTTGCCGCCGGCGCGACAGGAAAGCGGCAGCGGGTTCACACCCGCCGTGATGCCCGCGTAGGCCGTCGTATAGGTGGCGAAGTTCGGCCCGGGAAAGGTGTTGTCGCCTCGCTGGAAGGCGTTGGCGTTCGCCAGGAGACGGGCGTCGGCGCCGTCAACAAGCGTGCCGGCTGTCGTGCCGACATCGCGGAACGCCCCCTGCTTGAGTGCCGGCGGGTTCTGGATCTGCGAGTAGTCGACAACCCCCGAGCCAACGATCGTGTAGCTTGCAGCCAGGGTTTTCGAGCCGGAACCCTTATAGACGTACCGGGTCCCGTTCGGCGACGTGATGACGGTGACACCTTCGACGATCTGTGCCTGCTGCTGCGTCGTCAGCGTCGTCAAATCGCCCGACGCGACGACAGCGCTGCCGACAGGCGGCAGCTGCGCGATAGGCACGAGGCCGTTGACGAGATCGGCCTTCAGCCCGAAAGCCGTAGCGAGCGGCCCGGACGCGAGCTGTTCGACGGTACTGCGGATATCGGTGACGCGCGTCGTACCGTCGGCCTTCCGCGTGACGAGCGCGCCGTCGGCCTGCTGAACCTTGATCTCGCCGTTATCCGGCGGAGAAGGCGCCTGACCCGGCGTGTTGGTGAATGCGACCCGCGCCTCGCCCTCGACCTTGAACGGCATGTCAAAATTCTCCCGAGACGGGGGTGATGATGTCGGGAGTGTCGACTACGGGGCCGGGCACTTCGACCACGATCGGCTCAAGCGGGTAGGTCAGCTGCGGCGTCGTGGGCGGCACGTAGGCGCCCCCGCCGCTACCGATCGGAAGGCCGAAGCGACTGCGGTTACGTTCGCCGGTGCCGAACATGCGGAAGCGGCGCGTGATCTGCAGCTCGCCGCGCAGTCGCGCGAAGCGCTTCAGCGCCATGTCCTGCTTGAGCTTGGCGTCCTTCGCCCCGACGGCGGCCAAGCGCTCGGCGGCCGCGAACAGGACGATGATGCGGTCGTCGAGATCCGCCCGATCGGCGTCATCGACGAGCTTCTTCAGATTCCGGATGCCGGTGAACTTGAGCTGCCCGTCCTGCGTGGCCGGGTCGAAGGCGCGATCGGAGATCGGCCAGACCTCGAAGTCCTCGTTCTCGGACAGGCGCCAGCGCCGCGGGGGCCACTCGCGCTCGTCGAGCTCGCTGTTGCGCATCGAATAGTGCGCGCCCTCGATGCCGGGCTGCAGACGGCACCAGGCGCCGTCGGCGAAATATTCCAGCTTCTCGACACGGTCGAGAGCCAGGTCTGCGGGGAAATCGTAGTAGCGCTGCCCGGCCTGGATCGGCACGTTGCGCTCGACGCGCAGATGCGGCCAGTCGTAGTCGTCCCACAGCCATTCTTGCGTCCGCTGCAAGTGCTTGACCTGCAGCTCGCGGTCGTTGGCGTTGTGGGCCGGGTTCAACGACAAGCGCGTTTCGGCGCGCAAGTCGTCGATCAGCTTCTCCAGCGTCTTTCCCCGCATGACGGATCAGCCGAGGATATCGGTGATGCCGTCGGCTTCTGCCTGCTCGTTCGCCGAGGCCGAACCCTTCTCGCCCTTGGCGGGCTTGCGGGTCTGGCCGACGGTCTCCCGATCGGGCTTGTCGGCGGCCGACGTCGAGGTCTCGTGCTTCGGCTTCGCGCGGCTCTTCGGCTTGAACAGCTCGTCGGGCAGGTCGAGCTCGCCGATGGTCTCGTGGACGCGCGCCGCGGCGCCCGGGAAGAGCGCCTCGACGACCGGCCGGGAGTTCTGCGACGAGTAGGTCTCGCGCAGGCGCACCAGCTCGTCGCGGTTCCGGACCTTGACGACCTTGCCGTCCTCGTCCTTCGGAGGGTCGATCGGCTCGATGTCGTAGACCGAATCCGGCCCGTGGATGGCGAGCAGCACGGCGATCTCGGCCGCGGTGACGCCGTATTTCGGGACCGTGTTGTCGGCCTCGCCGGCGAGCTTCACGATGACGTTTGCGTATTCCATGACGCTCGGCCTCCCTTAGCTGATGGCCTTGGGGCCGTTGTAGCGCTGGATCGGGTCGATGCGGGGCAGGCCGACGACGGCCGTGCGGCCGGCGGCGAACGTGACGCCCGAGTTGTTCGTCACGGTCACGTTCGACGCGCCGTAGGCGAAGCCGACCTGGGCGCCGACGTACTTGTCGCCGCTCGGATCGAACACGACCATGTTGTCCGAAGTGTTGCCGGCGTTGGCGCCCTGGTAGTCGGCCTGCACCGTCCCGGTCGGATACGGCACGGTGAAAGTGCCGGCGTTGGCGACATCGACCGCGAGCGTCGTCCGGACGGTCGCGTAGTTCGAGGTTGTGGTCAGAGGCATGACGCCCTCCGTGATAGGGGTCGGGGGAGGACGGCCGGATCAGCGGCCGTCCATTGTGTCGGGCGTCGTGCTAGGCGATGTCGTACACCGCGGACGTGTTGAGCTGCTTGGCGATCATCACGCCCGTCATGGTGATGCCGTTGTACATCACGTAGCGATCGTACGGCCGGGCCGGGTTATGCTTCTTCATCCGGTTGCCGTTCATGTAGAGCATGCGGATGCCGCCCGGGCTCATGTCGATCACGTAGAGGCGCTTCGACAGGCCGAGATCGTCGAGGGTCGGATCGTACTCGATCGGCGTACCGCGCCAGGCGGGGCCGCCCATCGCGCCATCGACCTTCTTGCCGTCGCCCCAGCCGGTCTGCGTGTAGAAGCCGTTCGAGCGCATCTCGTTGAGGTAGGCGCCGAGGAAATCGGAGCCGGCGTAGAGCATCCGGGAAGTGGTGCCCTTCCGGTAGCGCTGGAGCTGGCGATCCTCCTTCTCGAGGAAGGCGATCAGCGAGCCGCCGTTGGCCGGCGAGGAGATGATCGCGCCCTGGCCGCCGGCCGTGCCGAAGGCCGCCGTCGCGGCGCGGTTGCGCCAGTACGGCGTCGTCGCACGGTTGATGCCGCCGGTGATGCCGAGGTTCGGGTTGTCCAGGATGATCGACCGGATCCCGGCGATGGCCTTCACGTCGGCCGTGCCGTCGCCGTACATCAGCCGGTTCAGGCTGAAGGCGTAGTCCTCGCCCATGGTGTCCATCACCTCGTCGAGGCGATTGGCGAGCGCGAACTGCTCGCGTCCGGACATCTCCGTGGTCGACTGGTCGGCGCCGTCCTCGGTGATGTCGATGCCGTCGATCTTGAGCTCGGTGTGCGTCAGGGTCACACCGAGATGGTGCTCACGCCAGGGGAAGCGGGCACGCTTGATGGTCGCCGGGTCGTAGTAGTTGACCTGGTCGTCGTAGCTGTAGCCCTGGAGCGTTCCGCCACCGCGGCCGTCCTTCACGGCGAAGGATACGAACTCCTTGCCACCGGCGAAGGCGCCGGCCTTGGCGTTGAAGTCCTTGAGCAGCGGCTTGTTCGAGACGTTCTGCTTGAACACCTTTCCCTTGTCGATGTAGTTCTCGAGGGTGGTGTTGTTGATCTCGACGAGGACGTCGGGAGAGATGGGCATAAGACCTTACCTTTACGAGGCGGCGGCCTGGTTCACTTTGGAGCGCACGATGTCGAGCGTCGAAGCGAAAACAGGCTTTTGCTGCGCAGACGCTGCCGGCTGATTTCCGCCCACGATGGGTCGGATGGGCTGGCGACGCGGCTGTGCCGTCGGGGTCGGAGGCCGGAATTCCTTGTTGATCGTCTCGTAGGCGCGCTTGAGCTGGTCCTTCACCCCGTCAACGGAGTTCGGGACGCCTTCCGACCGATGCAGCCACGCGATCTCCCGCTCCAGCGCCGGCATCTTCGCGGCGAAGTTCGGGTCTTTCGTCTGGCGATCAGCTTCCCAATCGTCGGCGGCCTTGCGCAGGGAGGTGACGTGCGACGTCCGTCGCTCCGCCTCGGCCTGCTGGTCCCGAAGCTCCTGCTGCTGGCGCAGCGATTGCGTCGAGGCGTTGGCCCGGCTGATCTGCAGCGCGGCGGCGTGCGGGAGTTCCCCGGCATCGACTTGGCGCTGAAGGTCGGGCGGCAAGGCTTCGCCCGCGGCGACGAGCAGATTCTGGAGGATCGGCTGCAGCCGCTTCCACGCCTCGGCCGGATCGTTCTTCATCAGGCCGGCAACGACGAGCGCCTCTGCGGCGTCCTCGGCACTCATGCCCTGGGAAGAGATGAACTGGTCGACGTTGCGGTAGCGGACCGCGTCGGTCTCCGCGGCCTTCATCCGGCCGAGAACCTGCTTGAACCGTGGGTGCTTGTGGAAAGGGACGTCCGAGAAGTTCTCGTCGTCGGGCTCTTTTGCGACCTGCGAGCCGGTCGTCGGCTCGGCTTCCGGGTTCTCGGCTGACGAGGCCGCCTCTGCCGGCTTGACCTTGCCGCTGATGACCTCTCGGGCAACAGACAGCAGATCGTCGTCGGCGTTGGTTGCGTCCTGCGCGTCGGACGACTTCGCGCTATCCGGCTGCTGGCCCTCGGGCTTCGCTGCCGCGTCCGTATCGTTGCCTGGACCCGCGTCGTCGATCGGGTCGAGTTCGGTGATCCCGTCCTGCTCGGACATCGTGACTCCAGGGTTCGAGAACTGCACCATACATTTTGTCTATCGCATCGACAAGCGACTATAGACAAGGCCTACACCTGATTGCTGCCGAAGGCCGCTTCGCTGCCGCCCTCGCCGCCGGGCGGGGCCGGCCCGTTCGTCGCGCCCTCCGGCCCTTGCGCGGTCGGGTCGGCGGCCGGGTCCGCCGCGGCGATCTGCTTGTTCTGGTTCTGCGCCACGATCGACGGGATGCCGGCGATCACCGCGTCGGTGATGTCGATCTTGTCGTCGAGGATGCGGATCATATACTTCGCCAACCACATCGGGTCGATCTGACCGGTCTGCAGCAGGAAGGGGATGATCGTCTTCGCATTGTTCACCTGGACGGCCTGGTTCGGCTTACCCGTGCTGCCGGCCTCGATCTCCAGGTAGAGCTCCTCGGCGATCTCGGTCAGCGTGAGGTGCGGCCACACGGCACCCGGGCCGACGACCTTCAGCGCTGTCTCCTGCGAGACCTCGCGCAGCAGGATCTGGCCGCTCGCCCGGGCGATGACGCTCAGGAAGGCATCGAGATCGTCCACGCTGGAGCCGTCGGAGGAAGCCGACGAGTTGGCCGCGATGGCGCTCTCGGTGGCGGTGGCCTTGCTGACGCCGCCGAACTGCGCCTCCTGCGTGCCGACGACGAGCTGCGTGTCCTGGAAGATCTCGCCCGTGTCGTACAAGTTCGGATCGACGCCCGGAACCGGGATCGGCTGCAGCAGGTCGGCCAGCTTCGACTGCGGGTCGAACGACAGGCCGACGGCCTCGAACGGCTCGCACGTCTTGAGCTTCTGAATGTCCTCGTCCGTCATGCCGGCGGCCGTGGCGAACGCCCACCGCGGCCGGGCCGCCTTGCGGTGCTCGCGCTTGCCCTGGCGCGACCGATTGTAATCGAGCTGCATGTCGAGCAGCAGCGCCACGTCCGACGGCGGGTACAGCTCGTCCTCGTGCTCGACGTCGTTGAACGTCAGCGCGTAGACCGGCCAAAAATCCTCGACGAAGACGTCCGGCGCCGCCGGCGGCCGCAGAAACTTCTGGTGCCCCTCGGCCAGGAAATAGACCAGCCCGGACGGCTTGTCGTAGTGCTTGAACACCTTGACCATGCCGCCGCTGCCCTTGCGCCGGCCGCTCGAATCGTCGTCGAAATCCATGTCGATCTGCGGGGACGTGCCGTCGTCCTCATCGCCGGCCATGTTGCCGTTCTTGTCCGAGCTGTCGTCGGTGGCGTTCTTCGGCAGGTCGACGCCGAACAGCTCCTTCACCTCGTCGTGGCTGAAGAGGTACTCCAGGGTGATGTGCCGGGCGCCGACGAAGCCGACGAGGCTCTTGCACAGCTTGTCCGGGATCACCTTCGTCGACATCGGAAAGTCGACGATCAGGCCCTCGCGCACGACGACCTCGGGTTCGGCCTGGAGCGCCGCGACGGCGTGCTCCAGCTCGGCCAGCTCCGAATCGCCCTCGACGTGCTCGCCCTCGGCGATTCCCTGCGCCAGATTCTTAACGTGGTCGATGCGGGCGCGGTGGTCGGCCAGCTGCTCGGCCAGTCCCGGGCGGGGCCCGGTCTCGCGCTGGAACCCGAGTTCGACGTAGCCGACGGCCGTGGTGCAGGCCCGCCGGACCAGCTTCTTCATGCCCATCTTGAAGTCGAGGGGCTTCTGCTCGCGGAGCGCCTGCGCGAACAGGATCTCGAGCGTCCGGCCGGTCTTCTGGATGATCGTGCGCTGCGCCGTGCCGCGCTGGAAGTCGGCCAGCAGCGCCTGCGCCTGCTCGATGTCGGCCGTGACCGGGATCTCGGGCTGGACCGGCAGACCGGTCTTCGTGTCGATCATTGGCGCTGCCTCGGCGGCGGCTTGCGCCTGCGCCTGGAGCTGCTGGAACTGCATGACCGACTGGTAGGCGAGCTGCAGCGTCTGCGGGTTCTCGTCCCACAGCTCGTAGTCGAGCGTCTCGCGCCGGCGCGCGGTGGCCTTCGGGTTCTTGGCGTAGAGCCCGGCGGTCTTCTGCTTCACGTGGCGGCCGGCGATGTTGGCCGTGTAGCTGTCGGTCGAGGCGCCGGGCAGCCGCCCGTACTTCGCGACGTGCATGTCGCGGCGCATCTGCTTGAACGCCTTCTCGTGGTGCTTGATGTCCTCCTTGATCCGCTGGTGGATCGTGCGGACGAGCGCCTGGTCCTGCGCCGGCGCTTCCGTGTCCGCAGGCTTCGGGGTGGCCGCCGTATCGACGGTCTCGGTCTCGCCGAACATGCTAGAACCCCCCTGCGTTCGCGGCGCGCCGCTGCTCGTTCTTGTACTTGTCCATCAGCTTCACCCACCCGAGCGTACCAAAGGCCGGCTCCTCGGGCTTCTTGGCCGGCGCCGAGGCGCGGAACTGGCTCTGCAGACCGAGACCGAACAGGCTCAGCATGTCGACGAAGTCGTCGTGCGCCGCGTTCGGGAAAGCCATGAGCTGCTCGATCGCGGCGTCGGCCCACCGCGGCCCGATGGGCAGGAACACCTTACCCTGCGCGATGCGCGCGGCGATCGACTGCGCGCGCTGCGCCTTGTCGCCGACCGGCGTCACCTCGCGGATGTTGATGTACGTGCCGGTCTCCTGCATGCGCTTGCGCAGGAAGGGGCCGATCGACTGCGAGATGTGCCCGCGCTCGGCCCACCACAGCAGCGGCCGGTTCGGACCGCCGGCCATGACCAGCATGCTCTCGACCGCGGCGTCGGTCGCCATCTTCCGCCAGTCGACTTGCGTCAGGTAGAGGTTGCTGTCCTCGTCGACACCGGCCAAGCCGAAGCAGCTCGGATCGTTGCGCTGCTTCAGGCCGAGGGCGTGGTCGCTGGCGGCGTAGTATCGGAGGTTCTTCGGGAGATCGGCGGGGTGGTAGCGCCGGATATTCTCGCGGCGGAACAGGACACCGTCGGCCACAGAGGGGCGCTGTTGGTAGAGAGCGGAGAAGCCAAGAGGGTCGATCGCACGCTGCTCCTCCAGGAAGGTCTCGTCGAACTGGTCCGGGCCGTCCGGCCATAGCGGCGCGCCGACGGGTCGGCCGAGCGGGTCGTCCTCCTCGGCGTAGGCCGGGAAGTTGATGACCCGAATTTTCTTGGCGAGCGCCGGGTTGAAGTACGGGTTCTCCTCGAGATTGTCGTTCGTGAGTCGGCCGATCGGATCGTCGGCGTGCCAGCGCGTGAACGTCATTACGACAAGCTTCTTGCCCATCCGGCGGGTCATCGCGACCTTCGTGAACCAGGACCAGGCCTGATCGCGGATCGTCTGGCTCTGGGCCTCCTTGTCGTCCTTGATGAGGTCGTCGATGATGAGCAGATGGGCACCGCGGCCGGTCAGGCTCGAGCCGCGGCCGACGAACACCATCAGCCCGCCCTTGGTGGTCTGGATACGGTCCTTGGCGGCGCCGCCGCGGCGAAGCTGGACCTCCGGGAAGGCGTAGCGGTACTGCGTAGTGCCCATGATCGCGCGCACCTCGGCGCCGATGTCCATGGCGAGCTCGTCGCCGTAGGCCGCCACGACGACGTTCTGATCCGGGTGCCGGCCGATGAACCACGCCGGCAGATGCCGGGACACCAACTGCGTCTTCCCGTGGCGCGGCGGCATCGTCAGGATCAGGAACTGAATCTCGCCCTTCTCGACCTCCTCGAGCACGCGCGCGATGGCGTCGTGATGCCGGGCGTTCTTGTAGCGCGACCGGTTCACGTCGTCGGGCGCCTCCGGGTCCGGCATCGTGAACTTGACGAAGGGCATGAAGCGGTCGGCCGACTTCAGGGCCGCAGCGTGCCGCTCCAGCGCGCGGATGCCGGCCAGCCGCTCGCGCTCGGCCTCTTGGGCAGCCTTACGGGCCTCGTTCGGGTCGAACTTGTAGAGCGGCTTGCCGGTGTTCGGGTTGATCGGGCCGGGGCGGGGCTTCTTCATGCGTGCTTCTGCGCCTGGATCGCGGCGAGGATCTTGTCCTGCATCTGCCCGATGCGCTCTTCGATCTTGTCCATGCGGTCGACGATGCGCGACTGCCCCTCGTGCAGGCGGCCTTCGACCTTGTTGACTTCGTCGCGGGTGACGTAGCTCCGGGCAACTTCCGAGCGAAACTCGTGCTGCTGCTCGCGCAAGAGCGTAGACGAAGCCTGCAGCGCCGAAATCCGCATGTCGACCTCCTCCTCGACACCGCTTATGCGTTTCTCGATCCCGTCAAGACGCGCGTGCGCCGATGCGATCTTGCCCCGCTCCGTCGCTTCCTCGCCGCTCCGGCGCCAGGTCAACGCGATAATCGAAGAGACCCACCCCAAGACGACAAGAATCGTCGCGCCCGAAATCGTCCACGAGAACCCCTCCATCAACGACTCCGGGCGGTCGCCACTAGGACCGCGACAAGAAGGACGACGTAGCTCGCCCCGAGTACCTTCGTGACGGTCCACAGATCGTCGAGCATCACGAGGCGTCCGCGAGATTCTCGATACCGGCCGGGAGTTCGACCGTCGGCTGCACCGGCTCGTCGGCGTTGTCGTTCGCGGGCGTGTCGGGGCGAACGTCGAGGGCCTCGTTCAGCTCGGCGGTCTTCCGGCGCGCGTACCAAGCCCACGCCCCGCCGGCGATCGCCAGCACGGTCCCGACGGCCGTGACGACGGCGAGCAGCGTCGCGACGCGTTCCAGGTTCTGCAGCGGCTCCAGGGCCGAGGTCGCCTGCGCCAGGATGCCCGTGCTCGACCCGGCGCCCCAGAGCGCGTCGAGCTTCGGCAGCGCCTTCTTGGCGTCCTCCAAGGAGGCCTTGGCGTTCATGCCGGGCAACGCCGTCAGGGACACGACGCGCCCGTTGGCCGGCTCGCCGGAGGCGATGAGCCGGCCGAGGTTCCGCAGCTGCGCGGTGCGCCGCAGCCAACCCTTGCCGAACGTCTTGAAGGTGCGCAGTGCCCGCAGGAACGCCTCGCGGTGGGCGATGACGCGGTCGATCAGGGCGCCCATGTCGCTCACGGCTTCGGCCGCTGTGAGCGTGGCGTCGCCCATGATCCCGTCGACCCGGACGCCGAGGGCCCGCTGCAGCCACTTCAGGGACTGCGACACGCCGGAGTTGATGGCGCCGTCGGCGACGACGACGTCGAGACCGTCGGGCAGCCGGTCGCCCCAGACCTTGTCCCAATACCCGGTCTTGTAGATGGCCGCGACTTCGGCGGCTTCGATGCCGTAGACGTCCCGGGTCGGCAGATTCCGGGCCTTGCGGAAGCCGTTATAGACCCGCTGCGTGACGCCCATGTTCGTCCGGCCGCCCGGATCGCGCGGATGGTCGACCTTGCCGCCCTCGAAGACCAGCTCGGTCTTGAACCACACGCGAAAATTCGTCGCCGCCATCAGATCAACTCCAGATATGCGCTCACGCCGCTTCGTAGGTGCCGGAGAGCACGACGGTCTGGCCGTCGGCGACGGGATAGGTGTTGTCGAAGCGAAGGATCTTGATGCTGGTGCCGGTTTCTCCGATCACGCCCTGGAGCATGACGCCCGTCGTCGTGTTCCGGCCGGCGACGACGCACATGATTCCGTCGCCCGTTACGGGAGGCGAAGGCAGCGTCGCGGACAGGTAGCCTGACGCTGAGCCGTTCGAGACGATCACCACCTTGATCCGGAACCAGACTTCCTTGCCGCGCTGGACATACCGGCCTTCCGCGGTGGAAGTCGTAATCGTGCCGGCGCCGGTGCCGATGACGGGGGTGTACGGGGTCCAACTCCCGTCGGACCACCCGAAGCGCCCGCCAGTGCCCGGGGTCGCGATGACGTTTCCGTTGGTGTCGACCGCCAGCTTCGCCGTCCGTATGGTGCCGTCGGCCGGGGGCGGTCGAAGCTCGATCAGGGGCGCGCCGACGTCGAGCTTGTTCGCAAACGCGGTGGCGAACCCGGCCGCGGCGGCGGCGGTGAGCTGCGCTTGGATGTAGGCGTCGGTCGGCCCGGCCACGGAGAACGAAAGCGCGGGCGAGAGCGTGTCCCGCGTGACGATCCCGTTCTGCAGCTTGCCGTCGGAGCGCCGGACGCTCTTCAGCGCATCGACGACGCCGCCGACGGCGGCCGAAATCATGTCGAGCTCGTCGTCGATGCGAATTCCGGGTTGCGACGAGGTCGGATTCCCGCTCTGGAACCCCTCGAAGCTGAAATCGCGCTCGTATTTGTCCGGATCGGGCATGGCTTGTCCACCGCTGTCGAGGGACATTAGACGACACAATGGACAAACGCCATACGCCGATAGGCGAGACCTATTCGTCGGCCTGGGTCGCTGCGCCCGCGCAGCCGTAGCTGTCGAGCACCTCGGCCAGCTTCGGATGAACGGGCCGGGCGGTGTCCGGCGCGCGCAGCGTCGGTTGTTCGGCGGCCTTCGTCGGTGAGGCCATCTGCTTCAGCTCCCACGGGCTCAAAAATCTCAGTGCGTGCACGCAGAGCGCCACTTCCTCGGGGCCGATCAGCACGAAGGCGGCGCCGGTGATCTCTTTTTCGAGCCGGTCGGCCAGTTGGTCGGGGTCCGGGCGGATCATTCGCCGCCTCCGCACGATCCCGAGCTGTCGGACACCGAACAGGCCGTGTCGGCGGCCTGCGCCGGGGTGTCGTGGAAAGCCGTTGACGGGTAATCGACGAACGGCATCGACGCTCTCTGGGCCTGTCGGCGCTCGTAGTCCTCCAGTGCGGCGGCCCGGCGGCGCTTGGCCTCCTCCGCCAGGAGCTTCTGCTGGTCGCCGATGTTCATGCTGGATCTCCGTGGCGGGATGGCTTCGGTTCAGGCCTTGATGCTGGCCTGCTCGGCCAGCCGGGTCCGGAGATTGTAGCCCTCCAGCGCCCAGATCTTGTTCCGAGCGTTATCGCGAGCGATCTTGCGGCCGAGATCCTCGTCGAAGTTCGCCGGGGATGCGGCCGCGCTCTCGCCGGTCACGATGAACCCGTTTTTCAGGGTCAGCGCGGCGACGGTCAGGGTCGTTCCGGGGAACACGTAGAAGTCCTCGGCGACGATCTGCGCATCGACCTGCTCGGGGGTGATCCGGGGCGCCGTCTTACCCTTGGCCTGGATCTCGGCTTCGATTTCGTCTTCGTTCAACATCGCGTTCTTCCTATGCGGGTTGCGATTTGATGCGGGGCTCGTGGTCAGGCGGCCGTGCAGGAGCCCGGGCGGATCTTGCGCTCCTTGCCGGCGTCGTCCCGCGTCACGAGAAACGCGCCGTCCGTGCGAACCACCGTGGCGATCGTGTCGCTGGTGCTGCGCGGACCGGCCCGGAAACGGACCTTGGAGCCGTTGGGGAACGAGGCGTCGGACATGCTGATCTCTCGGGTTGGGGGTTCTTCGAGGCGGTCAGCAAAGCCTTCTTCGTCGCTTCTTGTCAAGGACTGTCCGGTGCGACGGTGGACGTGTTGGACACGGGGCGGTCGAGGTGCTGATCCGGCTATTCGGCGGCCTTGGTGTAGCCGTCCTCGAAGGCCGCCCGGGGCGACCACGACAGGTAGCCATCCGGCAAGTAACGAACGAGATAGTCGCCGTTCGACGGCTCGCCCCGAGCCGCGAAGTTCTCGGGCACGGCGATGGTCTGCTCGACGCCGTCCGCGCCGCGCACCACCACGAACTCGTCGCCGTGCTGCACGATTTCCGCCGCTTCGACGATTTTGTGGCTCTTGTAGCGGTCCATACCGGGGGTCTCCTATGCGGTCGGGGCGCCGTCTCTCCGAGCTGTCACCGCGTTCGGACCCATCTCGTGCGGTTCGAGGGAGGCCGTCCGATGGCCTGTCGCTTTTGTACGGCGGTCCGGACGCTATGTCCAGTTTGTATGTCAGGACGGTTTTCCGAACCGCAAATTTCTCCGGGCGTCTGGCGCCCGCTGACGAAGACGGTTTGGACTGCCGCCGGGGCCCGGGTCCGGCCTGGCACCGCCCCTCCATCGAGCCGGATCGGGGCGCAATGCTCTTAGACAGAACATTGCTGGCCTTTATAGATCAATGACTTAACGCATGTTTGGGCGCACCGGATGCGCGCAATCAGCTCATGACGTCATGTTCGGGCGGTGCGGTCTCGATCGGCTCAAGGGTTTCGGCCTGCTTGCGGCCGTGCTCGGCTTGGAGCGCCAACAGGATCGATTCCGTCTCGGCCAAGCTGAGATCCGACAGGTTCTTGCCGCCGGTGGCGTCCACCACGCCCTTGGCTTGGTTCAGGATGATCTTGGCCGCGCCTTGGCGGTGTTGCGGCGCCAGGTTCACGTCTTTGAGCTGCGAGATGAGCAGGTCGTACGCGAGCGGCACCGCCTCGTTGTGCAGGCGCGCGTCCTGCTCGGCCTGGATTTGCTTGTTGATGGCCGGCTTCTGCAGATTGCCGTGCGCTCGCTTCTCGGGGTGCGAATAACCGGCCATTGCAGCCGCGTAGACCGGGTTTCCGGTCTTCGCCATCTCGCTCGCAAACGCCTTCTCTTGGCGGGTTAGTTCACCCAATTTATTAGGCATCCTCGCTAAACCCTTACATTGTTGAGCTAATTCGGGATTGCGCGGATTGGACACCCTCGCAAGCGAGAAAATGCACCGTCAGGGACGTTTTGTCTATTTTGTCGATTGACAGACCATCCATGGCTGACATACAAGTGACATACACCAACGGCGAGACACCCACCCCGCCAACCACTTAGGAGCCCGCCATGACCACCAACGTTTACGACGCCCATAAGTCCGCCTTCGCCGCCGTCTCGGCCTACGTCGTGCTCAAGGATGGCGAGCGCGTCGCCACGATCGCCATCAAGTACGGCGCCGCGGTCACCGCCTTCGTTCACTGGATCGGCGTCGAGATGACCAAGGGTCGAGCCACTGGCGGTGGATACGATCGGCAGAGCGCGGCCGTCGCCGATGCCGCCCACAAGATCACATTGGCCGATCGCGAAGACGCTCATCGTGACGATGTCGGCCAGCCTGTTACGGAGCGCGCCGAGTTCGTCGACGCCGCATGCAAGGACGGCGGCAACACCTGGATTCGCAGCCTCGAGGACGCCGGCTTTTCCGTCATCCAAGCCGTCTAATCTGTCCAACACCGCAACCGACACAGCAACCCTGAGAGACACCGCCATGACCATCCTCGCCATCACAGCCGATCACCTTGTCGAGTTCGAAGCCGGCTTCCTGACGATCGCCCGCTACAGCGACGGCTACTGCAAAGGCGCCAAGGCGAAGGGTATCGCGGGCCAGTTCCGGGACTGCCTGAAAACCCACACCCCAGAGCGCACCGTCGAGTGCTTCCTGCGCATGATGCGCAAGTTCGAGTGGGAGCCGCTGTACAAGCCGCATTGCATGCCGCGCTCACTTTCCGACGCCTGAACTGTCCATTCCGTCCAACCTCGCCGCCAGACACCCCCTACAATCGCCTCAGACGCCCCGCCAACGCCCGTTAGGAGTTCCGCCCATGTCCGACAGCCAGTTGATCGTCACCGCCGTCCTGGGGGCTCTGAGCCCGCTTTGGTTCGCCTGCTTCGTTGCGTGGGCGTTCTGGCCTCACCTCAGCGCCGACGATTCGGACGCGGACGCATGATCGGCGCGATCCAGCTGTTTCTCGGCCTAGTGTTAGCGGTTGCAATCGGCCCGCTCATTATCGGACGCCTCGCCGTTCTGACATACAAGCTCATCATCTGGATTCGTGGGGCGCCCTAACCGGCGCCCTTTCTTTTGCGTGCCATCGGCCTGCGTTGGTTGCTCGGCGCGTTGGTTTCTCCAAGCCTCGAAATTAAGCCCCGTGCAAGTCCCCGTTTCGGTGCGTTGTTTGCCCCCCTTATAGGGGGGGGCTAACCAACGCAGTCCGAACATGCGGGAAATCTGGGTTTGCGTTGGTTCGTTCGTTGGTTATTACGGACCAACGCAACCGACGCAAAACCCCATCTGACATACGCCTTGAACTACCCAAAAACGTCCGGCGAGGCCGCCGAAACGGTGACATACGCGCGCTTATTCCGGTGCTGATCGGAGCGCCAGACAACCCGCAACGTGCCATCTTCCAGCCAATCCGCCACGATATCGGATACGCGCTGGCGACCCGCCGCTTCGTCTGTACGGATGCCCAAGGCCACACCCACAGGCACCCCGACCCACGACTCGCCGGCCCGGCTGTCCCGCTTCCATTCGCCTTCGCGTACCAGGGCCAGCGCGCGCGCCTTGTCGCTGTCAGGAGCCGCCGGCTTGGCCGCATCGCGAAGCGATACCGTGCAGGACGTCACCGGATCGCCGTCCGAATCCACGCCAAGCGTCACGACGTTCAGATCGAAACCCGACACCCACGTCTTGTCCAGGTCGCGCTGCTTCGTGACGGCGATGCGCCCCTCCGACACCTCGATTTCGGTATCGGTCGCCGCGCGCAGCAACGAATGTCCGCGCGCACCGCGCGCCGTGTCCTTGCCCGTGTGGTGCACCACCAGGACGTGGCACGACACGGCCGCCCGAATCGCGTCCAGGTGGCGCACCAACGCGCCCATGTCGACGCTGCTGTTTTCGTCACCGCCCGCCATGATGCGCGACAGCGTGTCGAGCACGACCAAGCCTACACCACCCGCCCCGCGCAACGCCTCGATGAGCGGGCCGATATCGGCCGCCGGGTCCAGCAAGTTGACCGGGAACAGCAGGAACAGGAAATCCGGCGTCGAGCCGTACTTAGCGAAGAGCGCTGCAGCGCGCTTGCGCGCCCCGTGGCCGCCCTCGGCCGCAACATAGACCACGCGCACCGGCGTTGTCCGCATGCCGCCCCACGGCGCCCCTGCGGCGATTGCCCGGGCCAAGTCCGTCGCCACGAACGTCTTGCCAACGTTGCTCTCGCCGTACAGGATCGACATCGCGCCCTGATCCAGCAGCCCCTTCACGAGCGGGGCCGCCGTCATGGTCAGCGCCGTCTCGGCGACTTGGTCCAGAGGCTCGAAGGTGAAGCGCTGCTTGGGACCTTCCAAAAAGCGATTTGTTCCCTGACCTTCGGCCCCAAATTCTTTTTGAACTCTATCCGCCGCATCACCGTCGAACCACAGATCCGATCGGCTGAAACGGCCTTCGCTGCGCTCCTCGGCCCACTCGAACAGCAGCGACGCGCCGACGGCGAACGGCGCGTTGATCGATCGGTACACCCGGGTTGCGGATTCGGCCGCATCCTCCCCGAGCTCGGCGCGCGCCGTGAACTCCTCGAACAGCTCGAGCCCGAGACCGTCGTCTTCCTGGCACGCCCCGCGGACGGCCGCCGCCAGCTTGACCCACCATGCGTAGCCGTCGGCCGGGTAGCGGTTCGGGATGGCCTCGACCGCCTTCCGTACGAGCTCCAGATCGCCCTTCAGCCGCTCCTGGTCCACGCTTGCCCGGTCGGTCATGCCGTGCTCGCCGTAGACCCTCTCCGGCTTCGGCAGCACGCCCGACAAGTCCGCCAGCAGGCCGTCGATCTCGGCCGCGTCCTGGATCGGCAGCCCCGCTAGCGGGGGTAGACCGCCGGTCGACGGACGCGTGATCCGGTACGGCAGCAGCGTCACGGGGTGGATGCCGACGATTACGCACTGCTTGCCCTCGCCAAGCACCTCGACCACGCCGTGCTCGAACACCAGCGAGCGGTACGGCAACGGGCCGCCGCATCGGATCAAGTACAGCGCCTTGGGCGAGCGGCCGATCCGGACCGGTACCAGACCGAAGCGCGCCTGGACCTGAGAAGCGACGATCTCGGCCGACTTGCGGTCCAGCGTGTCGGCATCGACGGCGAACAGGTGGGTGCCGTCGTGCTGCAGCCCGAGACGCAGGCCGACGCCCGCCCCCATCGACTGCCATGTGCTCAGATCGGCTTCCGTGGGCGTGGCCGTCTGCCAGCCCTTCAGCCCGTACCACTCGCCGTCGGACCCGCGCAGCCCCGGGGCCTTGCCGCGGACGTCGCCCTTTCGCTTCGCCAGATGGGAGCGGGGCGACAGCACGCCGTTGTGCGGGACGATCGGGACGAGATGGCGATACCCTAGATTCCACAGCGCGCGGAAGCCGTCGCCGACGGTCTCTTTCGGTGCTTCGCTCATGAGATCACCTCGACCGGCACGCCGGCCTGCCGCGCTATACGGATCATCCCGCCCGTCCCGATGCCTCCGGGAAAGGCCAGCACCAGATCCGGCTTGCCTTCTTCCAGCATGCGCTTGTTGCGGAGCATGCCGGCTGCACGGCCGTGCTTCTCCCACTCAGCCACATAGACCTCCGTAGGCACGCCCGCCTTGACGGCCACGGCGCCGGCGAGACTGTCGGCGCCGCGCGCACCGCCGTGGATGACGATCACATTCCGGCGCAGGCCGACGACCCGGTTCATCTCTCGGCGCACGCGGTCCAGGTCGGCGTAAGTCCGCCCTCCACAGACGAGCAGGCGAAACGGTTTGTCTGTTGTGTCTTGCCCTGCGGTGTGCAGCGACATACAATAGCGGCGCGCGAGAGCGACGGGTGGGAACTCTGTCATTCGAGCGGTGTCCTGTGGCGGGATGAGGGAAGCCGGAGCGCTCTACAGCGCTCCGGCTTTTCTGCTTGTCGCACGTGTCCGTCGGGTTTGTCAGCCGGGATCGACGGCCGCCCCTCCGCGTTCAGCGAGGGCGGCGCGGCCGAGGTCGGTGATGGTAACGGTGAACCAAACCGGCCAGGCCGTGATGCGGACGCAGCCGAGCCAGCATAGGCGCTCCATGGTCTGGTCGATCCATAAACACCTGCGAGGCCTATCTACGAGCTTCGTTAGAGCGCGCGCTTCCGCCTCCGTCAGTCCCGTGCCCTTAGCCATCGGTCCGGCCTCCGGGGGTGGTCGGCGGGGTGAGGATCAGGGCGCGGATGGTCCACTCAACTTCGGTGCAGTGCTGAATGTGGTCTTGGTTTGAGTTGCGTCGAAGCGCTTCCGCAGCGGCCGCCGCCCGCTCCAGCCCCTCTCGGACGCCTTCAGCCCGTGCGGCGGCGACAGCCTTGGTTTGGGTGGTGGGATCGATGAGGCGGCCGGCGCGGTAGTCGGAGACGAGCCGGGCGACGAAGGCCATATCGTGGCTCGACATTGTGCTCTCGCGCCCTTCCATCGGGACTACGACGCGGTGCCCCGGCGGTGTGCCAGACCCCGGCCACGTCGAGATGTAGTCCACGCGAGCGGCGGGCACCCGGCCGTGAACCGTACGCTCGGCCGGCACCGTCATGAACGGCTGGCAGTGGTGCCACTCGCCCTGCGTCGCCGCCTCAGAAAGCTCCCGCAAGCTCGGCGCGCTCTGTGTCTCAGCCATGGGGGTGCTATCGGACATCGGTGGCGCTCCTTTTCGCAGCGGCTTCGGCGGTCGTGCGCGCGGCCTTGGCCTCAATGAGCCGGGCCTCGCCGACGGTGGAGAGGTAGTTGCAGGAGCCGACACCGACTGTGATCGCGAGGATGACGACTGCGCGCGCGAGCCCCTGTTGAAGCTTTTCGGTCATCACGTTTGCTCCTTCGGGGAGAGGGTTGCGAGGGCTTGGGCAGCGTTGCGCAGGTCGGAGACGGCTATCTCGCGCCTGTTGCCGTTGTCCTCCGATCCGTATGACCAGATGACCTCGCACTGCCGGCGGTTCTCTCGTCGGGCTACGGGCGAGATCGGGTAGGCGTCCGCCGCCCTTGCGAACGGCATCAGCGCGGCCCCCAGCGCCTCCATTCCCTCCTTGAGGCGGGTGATCTCGGCTTCGGCGGCGAGGGCGCGGGTCTCGGCGGCTTGCCGAAGTTGGTGCGGAGACATCGCGCCGTACTTCTGCACGGTGACGCAATACCGCCCGAAAGGCTCCGTCCGGGCATTCAGACCCATCTCGACGTAGTTCTCAGCGCCGCTCTGCCTAAACCAACCCGTCATCGCGACGGCCAGGCGTTCGACCATTGGACCGGCCACAGCCATGTCGATGCCGCCGTTGGCGAGATGCAGATCCTTCATCTCGGGGTCGAGCACCCTCTCAAGCTCGGCAAGCGCCGCATCCCGCTCGGCGATGAGCCGGGCAATCGGGCCAGCCATAAGCGCGGAGACCCATCGGCGTCGGAGCGGGATCGTCTCCCCGATGCAGTCGCGGACCTCTTTGCGTAGGGCCTTGTCCGCCAGCGCCTCGCGCAGGCCGTTCTGGTCTTCGGGGGCGGTCATGCGACATCCCCCAAAGCACAGCGGCATCCGCCCATCTCGGCGGCTTCGTCCGGGCGAAGGACGCGCGAGCGGAGCGTCGCTAACGTGAGGGGGCGCTTGATCGTCTTGGTGTCACCTGGGTGTTTCCGCCTGTCTGTGAGCATGGAAACATCGCCGAGGACAGACCGAATCTCCTGTTCGCGGTACTCCGAGTAGTCGTACCGCTCGGGGAACACTTGAAGCATCAGGTTCCAGTGTCCTTGCCCAGCCTTGCAGCAGAACCCCCCGCAGTTCGAATGAGCGAAGCCCAAGACGCTGAGGCGCTGTTGCCAGAGCCCGGCGGCAGCGATCATGGCCCGGCGCTCAGTCGGCAATACCCACGGCTTGTCCAGTAGTGGAGCAATAAAGGTCCACCCTGCCTCGGCCTTCCGCGCCCGTAGGCCAGCTCGCCCGAACTCGGGCATTCCGTGAAAACGCTCAGGCTCTTCATGATCCAAGCCGACGATGATCTGCGTCTCGGCTGGATCGCAATTTTCCGCGTGCCACCGATCTGCCATCTGTCGTTTCAGGATTTTCGAGCACGGATCGACCCGGCTGTTGCCGAGGAACCGTTCGTGCTCGAATACGTCCCACGGGTCGCGACCGTCCGCGATCCAGTGAAAGCCGGGGATGAGCCGCATGGTGCGCAAAGCGAGCCCGAGGACGAACGCCTTGTAGGCGGGCCGGTCCTCCCATGCCGGGAAGTCGGCGATCTCGGGCAGGAAACCCGCCGGGAGGGTGATGCCGAACAGGTTGGCCGCACCCGCGATCAGGAAGCGATAAGTGTCCTGATCCTCGAACAGGGTGTCGGTGAACAGAGCCTCGAAGCCCTGGGCGCCGTGGCGGTCGATGTGGACCCGGGCGGCGAGCCAAGAGCCCTCGCCGCCGCTGATGCTTGCGATGGTCCGCATCACGCCCGCCCTCCGTCAGCGGCCGGTGCGGCGGCGGGGACGCAAGGCTGATCAAGGCGCTGGTCGCCGCTAGCATCGGTGCCGCCGCACCGGGTGCACTTCACGTCATAGAGTGAACTGTCGGACGGGCGGACGGTGTGGCCGTGCCGGTCGTTGTCATCTCCGTTGATCAACGCCTCAACGTCGAGACCAAGCGCCCGCGCGCCGTTGTCCGTGACGCGCTTCACATGGCGGACGCGCTCCACCTCGTCTCCAGGCCGTGCCGCTGGGGCGGTGGAGAGGGCGGCGGCCTTGCGCATGGCGCGGTAGCCGTAGCCGAAAGCGCCGCCACCATCGTCAGGATGCTCAGTAGGCGTCGGCGAAGACGCGTCGCCGGCTTTGGCCCAGTAGGCGGTATCGAACGCCCGCTCCATTTCGGGCGTCGGCTCGTCTGGGGCGATCCAGCCCCGCACCCCCGTCTCGTCTTCACCCACCGGGGCGGGTTGGGCGAGGCACCGAGCGAGCGGGCCGGCGAGGAGGTCGTCGGCCTTTTTGAGAGACGTGTTGAGCCGCCCCGCCGAAACAGCGATGTGTTCATATCCGGGCCACATGCCCCGGCAATATTTGTCGAAGTCGTCCCCCGTTCTGCATCCGGCGTAATAGGCAGATGCATAGCATTGCCCATATTTCGAGGCGCCTTTCTGACGCGTGCCGCAGTCAACAAGGTAGTCCCGCCAGAGCCAAGCGCCCGGGTCTAGTACCCGCGCAATCGCCTCCCGCAGGCCCCCATCCCCCACCGATCCCCCTGTGGCGGCATCCGGTGTCTTGGGGGCTGCCGGGGTGAGGGTGAGGCGACGAAGTTGATCGACACGGATCAGGATGCGGCCAGCTTCCTCGCGCAGGCGAGCTTGCACGTCAGGTGGCGTGATCGTGACGTGCCGTCCGTTGCCCCGATACCCCTCGTCATCAGCGTGCGTCGGCCACGTCCGGTATCTATCGTATCCGCGCTCCTTGTGAAGGTGCTTGGCAAGCTCCTCGATCTCGCTCTCACGCTCCGCCACCCCGGCCGCTGCCGGCTCTTGGGCTGCGGGTTGTTTGGTGAGGGCGGCGACCAGACCGGGAACCTTCAGAGCAAGAACGCTGTCCTGAAGCGAGCCATCGTCGCTCGTCTTGGCGGCGTCGCCGAACATCTCGCCGATCTGCACCACGATCCCGCGGTAGAAGTCCGCATTGCGCGAAAACACGGCCGCGCTGTCCATCCACGCAGCGGACGACTCTGCGGTATGCGGGAAGCCCGACGCGACAGACCATTTTTCGGCGTCGTCCTCCCGCAGCCCCGCCCCCTCGCCCTCAGGCGCGGTCAGCAGGAGCGCGGCGGCGTTGAGGTGGGGCAGCTCCTCGAACAACCGGTCAAGCGTAGCTTCTATGACCTGGTCGCGATCCCAACCCTTCCCGAACCGGTAGTCCATCGTCAGGCGCAGTTTCTCACGCAGCGTCGTCATGGGCGGGAACTCCTCAATCGAAAATGGATGATGCGGCGGGGTCGGCGATCTCTGCCGGCGGCCCCGCCGGCTCGACGGCGCCCGGGAGCGCCCGGGCGATCACGGCGGCCTCGGTCGGGCCGACGAAGGCGAACGTCGCCCCGTCGGGCGTGATGACCTCGAGCGTGACGTCGCCGCCGGGCTCGTAGGCGCTGACGGCGAAGCCGCAGTCGGGTAGGGCGGCGCGCAGGGCGTCCAGCGTCACGCGAACACCCCCGTACCGGGCTCGATGTCCTGCTCGGGCATGCGCAGATCGCGCCGGATCAGCTGCTCGACGTACAGCGTCCGGCTGATCCCCTTCTGCGTGGCCTTGCGCGCGGCCGCCGCCATGACGCGGCGCGACAAGCGCATCGTCGTGACGGTCGTGTCCTTGGGCTTGTTGACGTTCATCGTCTCCTCCGTGGGTCGGTGTATGTCAGGTGTATGTCACGGATGACGCTTTGTCCATAGGTGTCGACGGACAGATTGGACAGTGGTACGGTACGCCCGCGCGACTGGAGACCACGATGCCCATCAGCACGACCGCCAACTACGCCCACGTCGGCCCGGTCCGGATCACCGCCGACGTCCCGAACGGCGGCACGCTGTCGATTCCGTACCCGACCGGCACCGCACAGGCCGATTACACGGGCGCCAACGCCGGGCTCGCCAGCGAGAACATGGTCACGGTCGGGGCCGACAAGTTCGTCGGCTTGGTCGGCTTCGCGTTCAACGCCTCTGACATCACGGTCACGAACAACACCGGGTTCACCTGGTCGGCGGCCCCGCGCGGCGTGCTGCTTGGGTCGTACCCGATCCACTTCGGCCTGCCCCGGGCCAACCCGTTGCAGGTGCTGAACACGGGCAAGGCAGTGCTGCCCGGCCCGGCCGCGGCGCCCGAGCTGTATCTGCCGGCCAGCGGCGGCGCCGTCACACCTTTTCGAGGACGCCCGGGCGTCTGATCACCGCTTCCAGGAGCTCGAGATGCCCGTCAACAAATACCCCGTCGTCCAGCTGGCCGACTCCAACGCCAACCTCATCGATCCCGCGACCGGAACTGGAGGCGGCGGAGGCGGCTCGACGGGGTCGGTCACGGCGCCGGGCACGGCCGGCACGCAGGCCCAGACGATCCAGGGGAACGCGGCGGGCGTGCCGGTGCCGGTGTCGGGCACGGTCACGGCGAGCACGGTCCAGCGCGCCACGCTTGCCGAGGGCGGTGGCACGACGAGCGGCGCGGCGGGCACGGCGACGCAGGTCATCCCGGCCGACGCGAACCGGAAGAAGTTCGAGTTCCAGAACCTCGGCACCGCGACGATCATCCTGCGTGTGAACGTGGGCGCCGACCCGACGCCGGCTGCGACCGGAACGCCGACGACGAAGCGGATGATCGCGGTCCCTGCCGGCCAGCTGTACGTCACGGAGGCCGACACGCTGTGCACGGGGCTGGTGTCGGTCGCGTCGGGCACGGCGTCCGTCCCGTACTCGTATCTGGCGAGCTAAGAGATGGCGTTCCGGTTCGGCACGCAGCGGTCCCTCGGGCTGCCCATCGGTGGCGGTACAGCCGTGGCTAGCTTCATCTGGAACCCGGCAGACTCGTACGGATCATCGCGCGTGCTCAGCAATGGAAACAAGACAGTTACTGAGACTCCAGGCACTGATTACGCAAATATCCGGGCCACAGCCGCAGTTGCAACTAGCATTGCGCGCGTTGTGGTTGATTCCTTCGGGACAGAGCTTCAATACGGCCTAATACCGCTTGCAACCAACCTCAATCAGAGCGGCGGCGATCTTTCCCCGGCCGCCGGAAGCTATCTATATCGACCAAGCGGACAGATTTTTAAGAACGGGTCAAGCCTAGGTAACGTCGGTTTATCATATGCTGTAGGTGATAGAATTTCCGTATCAGCCGACGATAGCACAGTAAGTTTTTATAAGAATGATATCATAGTTTATCAAACACCCAGAATATCAGGACAGACGGGCGCTCTCTACCCGTGCGTGTCCCTGTTGAGATCAGGCGTCACATTCAACCCATAGGACCCCAGCCATGGCCCTGTCCGGTGGAGACCTCGAACCGTTCGACCTCGCCGTGCAGCGCGTCGTGGCGGCGATGGCGAACATCCCCACGATCCTGCCCGCCGACTACACCGTGGACACGCTCCCCGACCCGGCGGCCAACATCGGCAAGTACGCCAGGGTGACGGACCTGTTCGGCGGGACGACCGACCTCGTGCTCGCCTCTCGGTCGGTGATGGGCGCGCAGACGATGAACTACTGGAAGCCCGTGCGGCCGGTATTCGCGGCCAAGCAGACGGTGGCGGCCGACATGACGCTGATGGCGCTCAAGACGCCGTCCGTGCTCCTGCTCGACGGGAACGTGCCGCTCGGGACCACGCGCAAGCTCACCCTCTCGAACAGCATGGCGTTCCCCGGCGCGTCGTTCCGGATCAAGCAGCGCAACACGCTGGGCACGATCCTCGGCGCGTTGAACGTCCTGAATGTGAACCTCGGCACGCCCGTGTCGATCCTGACTGGCGGAACGCAGGAATTCGTCTATGACTTGGGCGATGGCTGGGTTCAGGTCACTTGATTCATCCGCTGCGCCAAGGCCGGTGAGCCGGCCCTACCGCACCGAGTGCGGGCGCGGCGCCAGGGCCTGCACTGGCAGAGGGGTTGCGAGCTTCTTTTCAGGTTCGATCGGAGCACCGCTCCGGTGCTTCTGCGCGCTGCGAACGTTGGCGTCGTAGAGAGTGCGTAGGCGGTTGGCTTCTGCGGTGGCGGCGTCGCGGTCGGTCATCGGGATCTCCTGTGGCGCCCCTTTTATGCCGCCCGCTGTCACTGAAGGGAAGCCGATACTTTCGGCTCTAGTCCTTCCGATAGCTGCGACCTCTCCATCCCGCGGCGGTGATGGGCAGGCCGTTGTACACCGCGGGCTGCGCGCACAGCAGCCGCTCGTATTCCTCGACGGAACCGAAGCCGGCCGGCACCTCCGATAGGGCTTCGTCATGGACGGTCAGGATCACCGGATAGTCGGCGGCCTCAACGTTGAGCATTCCGTTCGCCATGAGATCCCGGGCGATGGCTTGGACGGCGTTTTGCACGTGCAGGCCCGGGTACAGGGCGAAGCGCTCCCACTTCCGCGTGACGCTGTTGACGCCGAGGGCTGTCACCATCGGCCGTTTCTCTCGGGCCTCCGGCGGCTGCTCTTTGTCGGCCCACGGCACTTCGAGCTGTGAGACCCGGGGGTTCCCGTAGGCAAGGCACCGGCCGGACGGTAGGCGCATCCACAGGAACGATCGGTCGACCAGGAACGCGACCTTCAGAACATGCTGCACCGTGCCGGGCGTCTCGACGGCGCGGCGGCAGGCGCGCTCGAGCGCTTTCCAGGATTCGACCGTGGCGGGGTGGTTCGCCCGCCAGCCGACCTTCGTGAGCTCCGACGCGATCCAGGCGTCCCGGGACATCTTGTCGGTGCCGCTGTCGTTCCGCTTCAGGCACTCCTCGTAGCGGCTCACCGCTCGATCCCGACGGTCCTCGTCCGCGCTCTCCCACAGCGGCCCGAGTGCCGTTTCCATGCGGATGCCGTAGTTCTGCGACATGGTGTAGAAGGCGTTCACACCCCCGCCAAAGCCGAGGGCCAGCGTTGCGGTCTTGCCAACCTGGCGCCGAATGTCCTTTTTGCCGATCTCGGCCACCGGTACGTCGAAGATGTCGGCCGCCGCCAGCTCGTAGATACCCGGGCCGGTGCCGGCGTCGCTTTCCCGATAGGCGCGCAGATCCTTTTCCTCTCCGGCGAGCCAAGCAGTCACCCGGCCCTCGATCGCCGAGAAGTCGGCCGCGATCAGCTCATGCCCGGGTCGGGCCGAGATGATGGCCCGCAGGCAATCCGACACCGCCGAAAGGGGTGTGCCGTACAGCATCTCGATCAGGTCGGCGTCGCCCCGCAGCATCCATTCCGCCGCAGTCTCCGGGTTCTTCACGACACCCGTGCCTCGAGCGAAGTTCTGCGGTTGCAACAGCCGGCCGGACCAGCGGCCCGTGCCGGCGCCGTGATAAAGCAACAAGCCCCGAGCCTGACCGTCCGGACACGTACAGGCCGCCGCAGCTTTCAGCTTCGCGGTCGACGTCTTCGCAGCTTCCTGTCGGATCGACAGGACACGGCGGCACCGGTCCGGCAAGTCGTCGGCCGCGAGCATCCCTGCGACATCGGCCTTCGCCAGGCTGTCGAGCGGCAGGCCTTCATGCTCGAGCCAACGTCCCATTGCTGCGACCTGCGAAACGGAGGTCACGGCACCGTCGGTCGCCAGCGTGATCTCCTTGTCGAGCCGGGCCTGCGTCTGCTCGACGATCTTCTGCATGCCGTCGACGAGCGGGAGGTCGATGTGAACGCCGCGCTGATTGATTCTGGCGTCCAGCAACCAGACGGCACGCTCGGCATCGGACAGGGGGACCAGGCGCCGCCGGATCTCTCTTTCTACCTCCACATCGGTTGCGCAGTACGCCCCGAGCCGAGCAATGCGGGCCTCGTCGTCCCACCAGGTTAGCACGCCGTCCTGGGTACGCCGTGGGCGCGCCATCTGCATCATGAGGCGGCGGCCTTCATCGTCTTTCTGCACCTCGAGGCCGAGGGCGCGGGACGCGTCGCCGAGCGCGCGCGGGAGGCCCATCGCCGCCGCCATCGCTGCTGTGTCGTCGTACTGCTCGAGTGCCGGCACCGGCCATCCGTGCAGCGGCCCGAGTTGCGCATTCCAGGCGAGCATTTCGAAGCCGACGACGTTCCAACCCGAGATCATGCCACCGGACAAGACATAGTCTTCGAGATCCGCGGGGCACTTCTGGCCCGGGCGCCAATGCTGCACCGGACCGTCGCCGAGTGCGTAGCAGGCGAGCCACAGCGACGTCTCGTCATGCAGCCAGTAGACGTGCGAGCCGGCTTTGCGCAGATCGACAGTCGAGCGGCTCTCGACGTCGAGGTAGAGAAAGTCAGACATGCGACCACCGGATCCGAGTTTTGATCTTCGAGATGGACTGTTGCTGCACACCGAACTGGCGGGCGAGCACGCGTTGCGACAGCGGACTGGCCCGAATGGTGACGACGTCGCGCGTCGAGAGAACCGCGCAGGCGTTCCGCTCTCCGCGCTGATCGGTGCCGTGGGTGACGCGGTCGGCCTGGTTCGCCGCTTTCGTGTCCCATCTCAGTTCGGATAACCGGTTGTCCGCGCGCAAACCGAGACGATGGCAGGCTTCTTGACCCGGAGGGCAGGGGCCGATGAAGGCCTCGAGCACAAGACGGTGAACGTAACGGCCCGATACAAGCCCGCCGCGGCAAAGCCCGACCATACGATAGCCTTTCGGGCCTGATCTATCTCGAAGAACTATCCCGGACTGCAGTCTCGTCGTGCCGCCACGTCGGGGTACGAGCCGGTCCAGACCCCGAACGCGTCCGAGATCCGACACCTCGTAAAGGCCTTCGAAGCCGACGACCGGGCGCCAGAGCTCGTCCGGCGCGGTTGACAGAATGGACAACTCAGTCATGAGAAAATGTCCTCCCCGGCGTCGGCGGCCTCGACACTGTCGACCCCATCCAAGGGGGTCGGTACTGTTGATACCCTTTGGCGCTGGTCCGACACGGGCTGCGCCGACAGCGCCTCCGCAGCGGCGGCCTGTGAAGAGGGCTGGATCGCGATGCGATAGCCGTCGGACCACGTCCAGCGCGACGAGGCCTGCCACATCGTCTCCCGGCTGTGCATGCGCGACAGCGAGAAGTGCGTCAGCCCCCGGGCCGCCGCATCGGCGAGGAGTGCGTTCAGGTCAGGCTTGCTCATGGCGAGCCTTCACCGGTTCGTCGGCCTGGTCCTGGTACTTGCCGGCGTAGGGCGACTGCGCCGGGGCCGCCATCTTGTGGAAGACGATCTGCGCGATCGGATCGCCGGCCTCGACGATGACCGCGCCCCCATCTCGCGCGTGGCTCGTGACCTCAAGCGTGAGATGGCCGCGCCAGCCGGGCTCGATCACGGTGTTCTGCACGGCCAGACCGCGCCGTGCCCACGTGCTTTTGTCGTGAACGAAGCCGACGATGTCGTCGGGCATCCAGAAGTGCTCCAGCGTGGAGAGCAGCCAGAACTGGCCCGGGTAGAAGCACTCGCGCTGCTTCGAGCGGACATCGTACCCGGCCGCCGAAAGGCCGTAGGACATGCCGTTTTGAACGGTACGCGGTGCGAACGGCTCGACGATGTGCCGATGCGGGCCGCTGAACCACGTGGAAGGGTCGTCCGGTTTCGATTCCGGACGAATGAGCGTTTGCGCGATCATGAAATCGGGGAGAATCATGGCAGTCTCCTGTGGTGGCGGGGTTACGGGGTGATGTCCCAGTCGGCGCAGACGTCCTCGTAGCGGCGGCCTGTGTCGTAGGCCTCGCACTTGGCGTCCTTGCGCAGGCGCCAGCGTCGGCGGCGCTCTTTCTGTGTTTCCAGGGCTCGCGCCCGGAACTCCGGATCGTTCGCGTACCGCTCCCGGTTACGCTCGACCGACTTCTTCTGCTGCGCGGCCCGGTAGACGGGGCTGGTGAACCGCGCCAGCGTGGTCGTGGAGATACTGCACGCCGCCGACGTGACTGCGTGGGTCGCGCCGGCGGCGAGCATCTCCCGGGCCTTCGCGTGCCAGGGTTGCTCCTTCACAGCGCCACCCACCACGCGAAGGCCAGAACGACGATCAACTCGACGCTGATGGCGATCATCGCGCCTCGGGCCAGGCCGAGACCGCGGCGGTCGGCTTCCTCGGGGCCGATCATGACCAGCTCCCTTTCGGGAGCCGTCCGGACCGCCGGCGCGCCTCGAACACATCGTCGACGGCCCCGGTGTCCGCGTAGGCGCCGAACCTGTTCGTCATCACGGCACGGCCCTGCACGAAGTCGACCGCTGTGTCGTAGCCGCGATCGTATCGCGTGCGGGCGGCCTTGGCGCTCGCCCAAGACCGGGGGCTCCGGCGCATCGCCGCGATGGCGAGCGCGTGGCGGCGGATCTCGGCGCGGGTCATGCGAACACGTCCCCCATGCCTAGGGCCTGCGCGTAGAGCTCCAGGACGGCCTGCTGCTCCTGGCGCTCCGCGTGGTCCTGCTTCCGGATCTGGATCAGCTTCCGGATCGCCTTGGTGTCGAAGCCCGCACCCTTGGCCTCGGCGTAGATGTCCTTGATGTCGGACGTGAGCCCGGCCTTCTCTTCCTCGAGGCGCTCCACCCGTTCGATGAAGCTCTTGAGCTGGTCGGCTGAGACGCTGTTGTGGCCCGGTCCGGGCGTACTGTCGGTCATCGGTCAGATCTCCTCGTTCAGGGCGGGAATCGGCGTGTCGGTCTGCGCAGCCGCGCGCCGGACCTGCTTGTCGAGCGTGTCGGCGGCCTGGACGGTTTCGGTGCTGAGAAGGCCGCCGTGCGCGTCGTCGATGCGGATGAAGCGCACGATCCGGCGGGCGGCAGTCAGGAGGGTTTCTTCGGCCATCAGAATCTCCGTGGCGTGTCGGGGCTGCCGCCGGTGTCACCCGGCGGCAGTAGACAAAATGGACAGTCGAGATCAGCCGAAAAGGCCGCCGGCGCCCTGACCTGACTTCGTTTCGGCCGGAGCCGCGCCCTCGTCCGCGATCTTCTCGAAGTACTTGTCGACGTCGACCCCGCCGCCACCGCCGAGCCGGTCGCCGTCGCCGGTCTTCTGGAAGTACCCGATGCCGAAGGACACGCCGTCGCCGCTCTCGGAGTTGTTCCAGGCGAAGGCGTTCAGCACCGCGAAGCCGTAGCAGCCGCTGTAGACCTCCTCCTCGGTGGCGGGGATCGTCGGGGAGCGGAAGCGCACCACGGGCGGGCGGTCCTCGTTGGCCTGCGTCCGGATGAAGAACACGTCGGACGACATGCCGGGGTGCAGCTCGCCGGTCTCCTTGGAGCGGGCCTCCTTGCCGTCACCGGCCAGGAAGGGAAGACGGATGCCGCCGGCCTTCGCCCGGGCGATGCCCTTCTCGCCCCACTGCGCCGTCACGACCTCGGCGACGACCTTCTCGAGCACGGCCTTGGCCGAGAGCGGGAAGATCAGCGTGCAGCCGTACTTCTTGGTCTGGCTGTTCTTGGCCGCGCGGGGCTTGAACAGCTGCTGCGCGTAGGAAACCCGGCAGGCCGGGGTCTTGAAGTCGTCGCTGCGTGCCATTGCCATGTCAGTTACTCCGTTGCTTCGAAATACCGATCCGCCATCGCGGGCGCATCGGGGCGATCCGTGGCGTCGGCCTTCACGAGCGTCCTGCCCGAGACCGGCTTCAGCCACATGGATTTCAGCTTCTCGGCCCCCGCCTTGCCGACGAGCTTGTCGATCGCGGCGGGGGTCTTCAGTTTGCGGTCGTAGACGTCGTCCGGGCCGAGGCCCGCAACCGCTTTCAGATCGGCCACGATCTTGGCTTCCGGAGCACCCCACTTGCGGTGCCCGTAGCTGTCGACCAGCCGATACCCGGGAGGCGGCGTGCCGGCCTCGGCGAGAGCGTGCGCGTACGCCCGCCGCGCCTTGATCCAGTCCTCCAGCATGTCGAGCGCCGCCAGATCGCGCGCTACGGCCTCGGGGCTTTGCTCGGCCGGAGCGTTGAGCTTCGGCTGATCCATGTCGTCGAACCACAGCCCGGCGACGTCGAGCGCCTTCTTGCGCAGCTTCGGGCACCAGCCCTCGGCCGCACAAAATTTACATTTCCCGGGGCGCAGCCACTTCTCGGCCCACGCCTCCAACAGCACGGCGTTGCCGCCGCACGTTGCGTGCTCGTCGGCGGCCTGCTTAGAACGCCGCATGGCGACGAGCAGATCGGCCGTCCAGTCGATCAGATCGGCGACGTGGAAGGTCTCCGACCGGATCTTGCCGTCGCGGTGGGGCGCCCGGGGCTGGACGATCGTCACCGTGACCTGGTCGACCGCGAGGCCCGGGTTGGCGAGCAGAGCCCCAAGGGCGTAGGTCCGCAGCTGCGGGTTGCCCTTGACGTCTACGACGCCCATGCCGTGCTTCAGGTCGACGACTTCGAGCGAGCGGGTGTGCGGGTTGTGTACGACCGCATCCGCCGTGCCGCCGGCCTCGAACGGGCCGCCGAGGGAGCCGAGATCGAAGCGTTGCTCGATCTGCAACTTGATTTTGTAGACCATCGACCCGGCGTAATGGAGCCGGGCGCCGCGCACGTAGTCGACGTACATCTCGGCCGAAGCCAGGATCTCCTCGTCGACCTCGATCTGGTGCCCCTTGGTGGCCTCGGTGTCGCCGAGCTTCGGCGTAGGGCCGCCGCGCAGCATCTTCTCGGCCACTTGGTGTGTGGCGGTGCCCCGAGCCGCGTGGATGGATTCGCGCTGCTCGGGGGTGTTCATCGTGAGCGCGAGCGCTCCGGCGCAGTGCCAGTTCCGGGCGGTTGCCGAGGCCGACCAGACGGCGTGATCGCGGGCGCCGTGATCGGTCATTTGACCCTCCAGACACGCACGCCGTTTTCGACCTGCTTCGTGACAAACCTTCGAGGTGGCGCGGCGCGGTTGGCTTGCGAGCAGAGGCTGTCCTGCAGCTTCCGCCGAGCCGCAGATGAGATCTCCTCGACGAAGAAGCACTCGCCGACGCCCATGGTTTTCCATGGGTAACGACGGTAGGGCTTCGGCACGGGGTGTTGGGTCGCCTCGACATCAACCACCGGCGACCTCCCTCTTCCACGGATTCTTCGCGAGCGCCTCGCGCCACGCGCCGACGGCCTTCCCAAGGGCCTCCTGCGTGTCCGGCACGAGCGTCATGCGCCAGGCCGTCGCCGGGGTCGTGCCGTCCTTCTCCATGGCGCCGGCCGGGACGTCCCCGAGCGCCGCGGTGAAGATGGTCGGACCGTCGATCTGAGCCGCCGGCATGCCGTACCGGGTGACGTAGTCGCCCATCGCCTTGCGCAGATCGTCGTGGGTCAGCATGTCCTCGATCTTGCCGCCCTCCGCTTCGGCGGCCTCGTCGGCCGCGTCCTGCGCCTGGACTTCCGCAGGATCGTCCTCGGGGCCGATGCGCTCCTCGCCGGTGCTGATCGCGGGGTGCTCGGGCTCGGCGTCGGCCCGCGCGGTCAGGCGGGCGTCAGCCTCCTTCGCTTCTGCCGCTTCGTCTTCCGCGACCTCCTCGGCGGTGCGGCGCTTCCGGCCGGCCGACGGCTTGCCGCGCTCGCGCGCCGGCTTGTCGGCGGCTGCGGTCTCCGGCTGCGGGGCCGGTGCGTCGGTCGGTTTGTCCACCGTGTCGGTAGACAGATTGGACACAACAGGCGTGCGGACAGGCGCCGTGTCCAGCGTGGAATTTTCCGGGCGGCGGATGAAGCCGATGGCGGCCAGGGCCTCGGCGACCTGGTCGGCCGACGAGCCGATGTCGGGGCCGCGTTCCGTGGTGACGATGATCTGTAGGCTCACTTGAGCACCTCTCGTATCGCGGACCATTTCCGCATCAGGGACGACTGCAGCGCCTCGTCGATGGACCCGGCGAGGGTGCAGACCTTCACGAACGCCTGGCGGCGCTGCGTGTGGTTGGTGATCCGGAGAGCGGCTTGCGCCATGTCCTTCGGTACGAAGGAGCTCTCGACGAACCATAATTCGCATGCGGCGGACAGATCGATCGCCTCGCCGGCGGCCTGGATCTGGCCGATGAAAACGCGGCACCACTTCATGCGGAACATTTCCTCCGCCGCAGCGCGCTGTTTCGCGCTGCAGGAGCCGTCCAGAAACACCGAAGCGTGTTCGCCGCGTAGCGCGTCACTCAGGAAAGCGATCACGTCCGTGTGCCACGCCATCAGCACGATCTTGTCGAGCCCGTTGTCGAGTGCCTCCTTCACGGCCTCGACCACGGCGTTCGCCTTGATCTCGCCCGTCAGCCGCCGCAGCGGCCCCAAGTGCATCTCCAGCGCCTTCGTGTCGCCTTCGTCGGCGGCCTTCAGCACGGCGCGCGTGTCGACGCTGTCGATTGTCTTGCGCTGCTTCTCAGACACCAGCAGCGGCAGCGTCTCGTAGATCGGCGCCCGGATGCCGACGTCGGCTTGCGTGCGCCGGTTGACGAAGCCGTCGAGCCGGGTCCGCAGCTCCTCGAGATTCTGCCCACCGACGACCACGTCAATCGACCGGAACCGCGAGATCCGCTTCGGCCGGGTGATGACGTACCGATCCATGAAGGCGGCGTGGCTGAGCACGTCCGGCATGTCGCCGCGCGCGGCCAGCCGCTCCGGGCAGAGCGAGCGCATCATCGGGTAGGCGTCAGCGGGGGAGTTCGGAAGTGGCGTCGCTGACAAGCACCAGACCACCGCGGCCCGGGTGCGCAGCGCCGTCGCGGCGGCGACCTCGTCGCCCGCGCTGCGGGGATCACCGTAGACCGCGCAGGTTCGCGCCGCCTCGAAGGATTTGGCGTAGTGGCTCTCGTCCAGGATGAGCAGATCGAAGCGCTGCTTCAACAGGGCCGCCCGCTGCTCGGCCTGCGTGACGCCGGCCCACGACACGATCTGCACGTCGGCCGCGCCGACGCCGATCACGACGCTGCGAGGGAACGCCGGCCACTGCTCGAAGGCCTTGCGCCAGACCGCCCGGCCGGAGGCCGTCGTCACGACGAGAATCCGGACCGCCAGGATCATGTCAGCGGCGATGATTGCCGTACCGGTTTTTCCAGTACGACAATCCGCTGCGTTCAGGGCCGCCGATCTCTCGGCCAGCCAGCGTCCGTCCGCGATCTGATGTGGATAGGGAATCACAGCGGCAATCCAGCCCGTCAGGTTCAGCGTGTATATCAGGTGTATGTCATGACAGTGGACAGAATGGACAACGACGTCAAGCCGAATTATCGCCCGGCCGATCATCTTTTCCCGTGGCGCGGATTTCGTAGGCGATCAGAAACAGGATGCAGCAGCCGGCGTGCAGCAGATGCGACTTGCCGGTCTCAGCGTCGGCGGCCTCGCCGCGCCACCAAGCCCACAGATGCCGCAGGCACGCGCCGAACGGGCGGCTCCACGCCATACCCTTCTCCCAGTTCCGCGGCGCGTACTTCGTCGCCCCGAACGCCAGGATCTCGGCGATGCCCTCGACGGCGTCGTACGGGATCAGGTGCAGCGGCAGCTTGCCGGTGTCGTCCTTGCGGCCTTCAGCCGAAGACGTCTTGTTCAGCAGACAATCGGGTCTTTTGCACGGCGACACCGTTCCGTACCACTCCATCCCGCACCGTTGGCACCCGTTGAGCGATGCCGCTGCTGTGAACGTTGCCATTACCATCGTTCGATCCGATCTGTCGTACCCGCACCGTGAGCGACGGCGCCGCGCTGTAGAACTTCTGCACCCGGAGATCGACGACTTGGCCGTCATCCGGCCACACGACCAGGTTGAGCGCGTCGAGCATCTTCGCGACGTTGTCGGCGTCGGGCTTCTTCGTCGGCCGCTCGGTCCCGGCCAGGGCCGCCGCACGCCGCTTCTTCGGCCAGCTCTCGGCGATGGGCATGTTCGCCACGATGTCGACGGCCAGCGGCCCTTCGAGCAACGGCCGGCCGTTCATCGCTTGTTGCGCCGCCAGGGCCAGCCGGCCTTCGTAGGCGACCGTCCGTTCGGGCGTGAACGTCCGGCCCGACGCCCGGGAGAACCGGACCCGCTCCTTGCCCATCGGGGCGCCGTCGAGCCGGATCGTGATGTACGGCGTGGTATACACATTGGACACCTCGGTCGTCACGACGCCGACGCTCCGACCAAGAACACCTCGTGCTGCCGAATCAAAGCCGCGCACCGAATCTTCAGCGCCGGCTGTTCGGTCATGACCTGCAGCATTCGCAGCTCATCGACCAGCTCCCAGATCGGCATTTCGTTGCCGACCAGCAGTCCTTGCGACAACGTCCAGAACCATCGGATCTCATTTCGGCGACTCTCATCGTTCACAGCTTCCCCCGTTCGTCATGTATTTCGTCAGCGAAACCGGGCGGCCGTGCTCGATTTCCAGCAGGCAGAGACAGCGCGCGAGCCAACTACCCGGCACGCTACTGCGGCGCCACCACTGCTGCACTGTAGCGGCCTCCGGGCCATTGAGCCCGTATCTTTCGAACAAATCAAGAACGGCGACGGCCGAACCGAACTCGCCCTTGATAAATGCGCGACCGTCAAACACCGATCCGTCTCCGATCACAGCGATTTGTATGTCAAATGGTGGAGGACATTTTGTCCAGCGTCAACCGTCAAAATGGACAAAATGTCTTTGACACCCCAAAGGGCGTGACATACACAGTGTGACATACAGACCGATTCGCGCTAAGAGAGGGAGGCAGATTATGGCCGCAAATAACCGGATACACATGCAAAACGACGGCAGCGATGTTCACCCACTCGCACCAGGTGAGATCAGCCGTGAAGCGTTCGGTCGGAAGCTGTACGACCTGATGCTGAAGAAGGGTTGGTCGCAGAGCGAACTCGGGCGCCGCGCCGGCATCACGCGCGGCAGCATCTCGAACTATATCCTCGGCTACGCGGTGCCTACCGACGTCAACGTCTCACGGCTCGCCAAAGCGCTCAACGTTTCGATGGACACGCTGCGCCCGAGCCGCGTCGAAGATGCGATCGAAGAGGACACACCTTCTGTCGAGTTCCGTATCTCGTCGGCCGATCAGACGAAGGCTTGGCTGCGCGTCAATCGGCTGGTCAGCGTCACCGCCGGCGCGAAGATCCTGCAGATCCTGAACGACGATGCAGCGGCTTCTAACGCAGAGTGAGGCGGCGGCGCTGCTGCGCTGTTCCGTATGGACCATCAAGCGCCTGCGTCTCGACGGAAAGCTGGCCTACCGCCCTGGTCGGCCCGTCTTGATCGATGCGGCGGATCTCGAAGAGCACGTGAGGTCGACTTGTCAGATCCGACCGTTAAACGCGCCGAAAACGGTGTCTACTATGTCCACTGGACAGTCGGCCGCCGAAGCAAGCGCATCAGCACGCGCGAGACAGACTATCGTGCTGCGCAGGCTTTCCTCACGACGTGGTTGAAGCACGGCGGTTGCGACCCGGAGCCTGATACGGTCGAGTTCACCGTTGCCGACCTGTGGCCGGCCTACCGCAAGCAGCACGTCGAGACGAAGACTGTCATCGCCGACCAGCTCGATTCCGTGTGGCGGCGGCTGTCGCTGCACTTCGGCCCGCTGACCCTGGCCCGGCTCGATCAGAACGCCTTCGACAGCTACGAGCACAAGCGCCTGACCGGGCGCATCGGGCGGCCGGCCGTGTCCGGCTCCGTGCGCCGCGAGCTTGCGGTCCTGATGGCTTGCCTGAACTGGTGCGCGCATGGGCGCCGGAAGCTGATCGCGAAGGCCGACGTCCCGGACGTCGAGCTCCCCAAAGCGTCGGCCCCGCGCGACCGTTGGCTCAAGCTCCCCGAGATGCAGCGCCTGCTCAACTCCGCGCAAGCACTGCGCACCGGCTCGCGCCTCTCGCGCGGCGAGCGCTTCCTGTGGCTGGCCCTGGAGACCGCGGCTCGCAAGACGGCGATCTGCGAGCTCACCTGGGACCGCGTCGACTTCGAGACCGGCGTCATCCACTACGCCGTCCCCGGTCGCCGACTGACGAAGAAGCGCCGGACCTCGCCTCCGATCTCGTCGGCGCTCCTGCCGGTACTGAAGCGCGCCTACGCCGAGCGCCGGAACGACTTCGTCTTGGATACGACGAATGACCCCTACTCGCTGGTCACGCGGATCGCAGAGCACGCCGGGGTGGCCGATGTCAGCCCGCACGTGCTCCGGCACACCGCGGCGACACAGATGGCGCGCCGGGGCGTGCCGATCGCGCACATTGCCGATCTGCTCGGCAACACGATCGCCATGACCGAAATGGTCTATCGCCACCACTGCCCCGATGCGACGCGCAAGGCCGTCGAGATGATCTCGGGCGGGCTCCTGGAGGCCGCGGAATGATGCGCGCTGACCGCGCCCACGATGGGCGCAAGTGCGCAAAATGGGCGCGCTTTGTGAGGGACAAACTGGACACCATGTCTACTGCGCCCCGGTGTTTCAGAGCATAAGCTGTCCATCGGCAACGACATACAAGCGTACAGTCGTGTTCTTCACGATATTAACCAGCGCTTGTGCAGAACATATGACGCTGTAAAGACTTAGCGCCCGTTTTAATTTGTCGACCGACACCTGTTTGGGCGCAGTTTTGGGCGCACGTTGACTACCGGCGGCTCGGCGGCGATGTTCGCCGGCATGGACCGAATCGCCGAGACCGCGCTGAAGACGCTCGCCGAGATCCTGGTGGTCGGAGCGATCATCTGGTTCGTTGCCGTACCGGGCTTCCAGTGGGCAGCCCGAGCAGGCTGGTTCGGCTCAACCGTACAGCCGACCGAGGCCCCCGCCGAACAGCGCCGCGCGCCGCGCTGATTCGGCCGTGGCGTCGGCCTGCTGCCGCTGTGTGAACTGCTGCGCGATCTGGCCGTAGGCCTGGGCCGCCGGGTCCGGTACCGCTACGGGGATCGCAAACGCCCCGCTCGGCAGCGTGGCGCCCGGCAGCGCATCGGCCAGCGATGTGCCGGCCTGTGGCGTCTGACCCGCGGGCGCGGTGACGGCGGTCGGGGCGGGGCCGCCGAGCGCCTTCTGCAGCTTGTCGGCCCACAGCTGCGCGAACTGCGCGTTGGTCTGCCCGGGCCGGCCCCCGTTGAGCGAGAACGCCCGCTGCCCGACCGTGGCCGCCGCATCGCCGTTCGGGTTCGACAGGATCTTCGCCGCGCCGCCCGCGCCCTGCTGGTGCGCCAGGTAGAGCTCCCCCGGCGCCGGCGCGCGGCCGAGCCGCTTCTGCAGGAACGCGCCGTTGTCGCGCAGCAGCCGCGCGCCGGCGTCCGCCGAGGCCGCCGGATCGAACTTGTTCGTGAGCCCGTAGCGACCGGCCGTGCTGTCGATGAACTGGAACAGACCCCCGGCCGACGAGCGCGGGTTCTTCGCGTTCGGGTTCAGGCCGCTCTCGATCTGGCCGATCCCGCGCAGCGTGTTCGCGTCAACGCCGTTGCGGGCAGCGGCCGAGGCGATGATGTCCGCGATCGAGCCCATCAGCGTTCTCCCGCCCGGCGCACGGCCGCCGCCTCGGGCCGCTGCTCCTCGTCGTTCGCTGCGTCGAAGAGCCGGAGCGTCTCCGTGGCGCGCACACCGCCGACCGTCAGCAGCTCCCGGCGCTGGGCCGCGAAGTTCGCCGGGTTGTAGTCCTCGAGCAGCTTCGCCGCGAGCTGCGGATTCTGGATCACCTCGTCCTGAAGCCGCTCGATCGCGCCCTTCTGCAGCCCGGCCGACTTCCGGCGCAGGTAGGTTGCGAGCAGATCGACACCGGCCACGGTCGGCGAGAGCTGGCCGCGGTTGATCGACCGGATGCGGCTGGTGATCGACGAGGCTGAGAGCGAGGCGTCGTAGCCCGCGTTCATGCCCTGCGCCGT